TAGCAGAATCCAATCGTTGTTTTTGGTTATCTTAAGAAAAGACTTAACCCAAACACCTTTACCTATTACACGCTGCTCATCAAATATAAAGAAAGCACCAGTAACATTTACGTATTTACTGATGTTATTCCATGAGTCAACGACCACTTTATTAGAATATAAATTAACTTCCGGATTAGTAGAAAGAAGGAAGGGCGAAAGCTCACCCTCCCATTCCAACGTATCTCTTTTTCTTGCGGTTGTAATGATGTACAAATCCTTAGGAGGATTGTCCATTGGAATATAATCACCACCGATCAAGCTGCTAAGCTCTCCGCCGTTTTGAAGATAATAGTAAGATAAAGCGGTTAAGCTTTTTCCAGAACCAACTCCGCCGCAAAGAATACAGCCGTTTTTCATCTGCTGAACAGCTTTCAACTGGTAATCAAATAACTTAATGGACACTTGTCAACCTCCTCATATTGTTTACTTTCATTGCTCCTACCGTAGAGGAATATAAGGATCGTCTGGATTTGGAAATATAATAGGCTTGTCCGTTATAAACGTTCCGGCAAAATTCACATAAACTCGGTCCTCGATGGTCACTGGCGTCACCCAATCACCGTCGTCTCCATGACGGCATTCGTATACATATTTATTTTTCGGAACACTATCGCGTTCGATTCGCATGTCGATATATTCGCCTATATAACAAATGTTATCTTTTGAAATGAATTCTACAACCGGTATATCTTCAGTTTTGTAAGTAATGGGTTTCATATTTTTTCTCCTTTCAAATATAAAGTAGGGCCGTTTCCTCTAGCCTTAGGACGTTTACCATGCTGGCAATAGCAGGCACCCTACAACACAAAAATGGAAGGTCCGCTTAGAAAGGAAGCTCTTCAGGACCTTCCTCTTCGGCATATTTAGCCGCAAACTCGTCCTCTTCGATTGTTACGTACATGGTTCTAAGATATGCCTTAATTCCGGACTTACCGTTTACTTCCCAAGAATATGGGCGAATAGTCAGGTCCACATTACGAATTTCAGCAAAGTCTAAAATATCAATAGACTCTTCATCAAGCTGAGTTTTGTTTTTTCCGGTAATCATGAATACTTTCGGAGGAATATGGGCAAAGCTCACCGCTACCTGAATATAGTGTATTGCTTCTTCTCCTTCTTCACGAGGAGCCAGAATACGAACATTCCAACCGTCTTCAGCCAACTGATTAGCTTTTTCCGGATCATCAATAATTACACAGAAGTTACGGCTTCCGGCTCGATTATACTTTGTTTCCCTTCCTGAAAAATTTCTGAAAATAATACGAGCATTTTCGATAATGATGTTGTCTACATTTTTTTTAAATGACATTTTTATTTCTCCTTTCAAAAATATAATTATTTTAAAAACAGTCTTTCTAACAGGGGCTTACTCGTTTCATTTTCATATATAAACGATGTTTTAAATTGGTAATCTCCTATGTGTTCATTAACGTTAATGAACCCTATATTGACGTAAAAAATTCTCTAATCTTCTAAGAATGGACAAAAGCTCCTGTTCTGGCGGTTCTTCCGGGTACTCCTTGGTATTAGCGCCAGCCAATAAAAATATAATTTTATCGTCATAGGACTCGCAAAAATCTTTTAAAACCTTTGAACCCATCCCTTTACCTCGAAAAGCCGGATGTACGATAAACGAATCAATAACTAAAAACTCCTTAATGTTGGGGTTAAAAAGTTTAATTTCTTCGCTAAGATCATCAAGAGCAAATTCTCTTGAATCGCGACCTTCCGGTTCAACTGGTTCGAAATGATATTGCAACTCATAACCTTCGTTTTCGATAATGATGTTGTCTACTTTTTTAAATGACATAATTATTCTCCTTTCATAAATAACCGATTATATGAATTTTTATTAATTACTTCGATAGACCATTCAATGGATGGAATACGATCTTCAGTATCTAATCTCAGATAAATAGAGAAACCACTAATCAAATCTGTATTTTCACTTACCATTTGTTCTGCCCTGTCAATAAGTTCTTGACCGGCATCCTTGATACGCGCGACTAATTCGTCACGATATAATTTGTTGTTGTTCATTACATTTCTCCTTTCGATTTTTAATAAACGGGTTTTCCATCTACAAATTTCGGACCAATATAAGGATCGTCCGATACAAACCATTCAAAGTCTCCAAATTTGGAAATATCCTTTACGGCTTCATCAACCATCCTATCATAATAAGATCGGTCAATATCGGCTTCTTTTTTCAGCTCGCGAACCATCTCTGATTCAAGCCATCTGTATCCTTTGGATCCGGTTGCGGCGGCATAACCTTTTTCTCCCGTCTTGTTGTTTGTTGTTTCACGAAGCAGAATTCCACCACCAGCTCCCTTTTTCATTGGGCAGAATTGACCGACCTTTCCGATAAAACGGTAATTGTGTTCACCATCAGGCATACCCTCGTTCATATCCAAATATAAAGCCGATGTAACAGATTTGGTTTCACACATATCTTCGAATGTAATTTCTTCTTTACTGAAGAGTTTCTTAAATACATACGGAACCTGGAACTGAGTACCGGTAGCCGTCCATTGACCAGCTTTCTTTTTATTGTCTCCTGGAATATAACCATATAATTTCTCGCACTTTTCTTTTGAAGCGTACTTAGCAATATAAACGGCATTGTTTACCAAACACATCCGGTCATATGTAGCCTCATGTTCAAAGGTGTAGCCATACATTTTACCGTAATCCATGATAAACTCTATAATCTCGGGGGTTGCATCCGGAATCTTAATAGAGTCTGTCTTAATATGGGCAACAGTAAAACCTCGTTTCTGTACCTCGTGTTTGAGATTGATCATAAATAGGGCTCCGCGTTTTGCCACGATATTATCCTTATTGCGAGTGTCTCGGAATGGATTATCAAAACTTGCTGATGTAAGACCATATACCGAGTTAATCGCAATCTTTAGAGCCGCAGACAAATCTTCTGCTGCGTTTTCATCAGTTAAGTATTTTGCCAAAGCTCCACCTAGCATTTTTCGAGCTTTATCAAAATCCTTATGCTTAATTGCAATACGAGCATCAAGAAGTTCTTTAAATCTTTTGGTGTACTCATCGCCGAATAAATTTTCAGCAACAATACTAGACGGATGCATGGAGGCGACATCTAACAATGCAACATTACCATACATACCGGGTTCAGCATACACATAACCGCCTTCGCCCACCTCCTCTCCACGGTATGTTGATTTGCCATTTTCAAATTTGTAACCAGGAAATATAGGTCTTCCTTTTTCATCAAAAACGGTGTACTCATCTCCGAATTCAACATATAGAACATCATCTTCAGTGATGGTGAATCTGCTGGCGCCTTCAGTCATCTCTCCCATATTACGGTAGTTGAATTGATCCTGAGGTTTTTTGTTGTCACCAAATATAATTCGAGCTGTTAAAGTGTTTGTAGTGTCGTTTACCGTCATACCGGCGAGATCCGCCAGAATTTGTCTTGCAGTAAAATCGGCTTTTCTCGCATTAAAAAGGGCTTCTGTAGCGAGAACGTCATTATCACAATATTCCGCAACCTTAGGCCAAAGCTCTTCCGGTACGGGTTGGTCCCATGGTATTCCTAATTCTTGATGATGAATACCTAATTCAATTTCCCATTTCTTTAAGCTTTGTTTCTTTGTGCAGAAGTCATAAACGTCCGTATAAGATATGTTATAAGCCTCGCCAAAGAAGCAATTAGGACTACCTTCGAGGATTTTCTGAGACAGCTTGAAAAGTTGCTCGTTGTCATATCCCATTAATCTAGCATAGAGGAGATGATTATCATATCGACGACAGTTAAATCCAACCAACCTAAACCTCATAAGATCTTCGATTTCAGCCGGAGTAGGGTTGATCATACGAACGACAGGTTTTCCTTCACCTTCGATTTTCCAGTTTACGAGAAAAAGGTTAGGAAATACCTCGACGTCAAAAAATACAAGTTTTGCGTCTTCATTTTTACCAGGGGTAGATTGTTCCGCCGATTTAAACCGCATCTTATTAACGAGCTTTATGCAATAATCAGCTTGGTGAGTACTATTTGCTGCGAAAGCCAATACTGCATTACGCATATCAGTAACATCATAGCTTAAACCGCTATTATAGGCATCCTCCAGTATTTTATAGATGAAATCAATACTAGGCTTAGTAGCTGGATGAATTTCTTTATTAAGATTTCGCTTAATCAATGTTCTAAGCGTTCTCTCGTTTTTCACCCCTTCAAAATTAATCATTTTATTTTCTCCTTTCAGTGGCAAACCAGAGCTGATGGTTGCTATTGGTAAGTTGTTGCATTTTGTCAATTTACGTCTCAACGAACTGTTCCCGGTAAATACTTTAATTTCTATGTGATCGTCATAAACTCGGCTTAGTTTTGATACATCTCCTGTATAAATATAATGTAGGTGTATACCGCCACCACTTTTACTAAGCTCCGCATACGTAGGCGGCCATTTACTAGCCTCTTCAAGGTTCCGTTCAAAGCATTTGTTTCCTTCTTCGTCTGGAATATCAAAGTCTATAACAATATGATTCTCAGGAACTTTAACATAATGAAGTTTTGATGTATCTAATTCCGATAATTTAGTCGATACATCTTTCCACTTCATCGAAGGGATTTCTTTTTCTGTAGCATATTGAGCAAGACAATCCGCACACTCCTTATCAAATATAGACTCCTGACTTTCGAATTGAATCCACGACTTAGTTTCTTCCTTTTTATCATTAAGGGGTCTTTCCTCAAATTTTTCCGTCCGAAATCCGCGGTAATAACTACGAACTCTGGATCCATCATCAAGGTTGAATCGATCTTTGTATTCTCTGAAATAATTCTTAAGCTCCTCTTTAAAGACTCTTTGCGAAAATGGATATGCTACTTTTGCCTCATTACAGTAAGTTTTATACATCTCCCAAGCGGCTTTAAGCGTAGTTCCATCATTTTTCTTAAATACATGATACGAATCAATAACGAAGTTATAAAAATCGTTAGTCGCTCCTAACATCCTCACTGGAATATAATTATCATACTTGCCGGGATCACTTAAATATACTTCCCGGCAGTGATAGGCGATCGCTCCAAGTTCAAAACTAATCTGTTTCATAATTGTTTTGTATTCCTCTGGACTTAGCTTGTTGCCGGTAGGAGATACATCAATTAATCTTCTAATAAGACCCGACTTTGCATCTGTAATCTTTACTGGTTTATTAGTGCCTATAAATAGAAAACACTTAAAGCGATTCGAATAGGCAGACTTGAACTTCTCATTAACTGTCATAAGCTCGTGGGAAACAAGACTGTTCAACCTCGTATTATCTTCAATTTTAGAAAGGTCGCCATCGTGTTGAATTGCTACAAGCGGATTGTTTTTGAACGCCTCTAGAGCAAATGAGTTACTAGATGAGCCAAGGGCTCTTGCGTCAAACACTGTATAATACCCTTCAAATAACTGCTGGATGATGTTAAGTACTGTAGATTTACCAGTTCCCGCTTCTCCGTATAAAACCATAAATTTCTGAATTTTCTTAGAGTCCCCAGTAACGATTGACCCGATTGCCCATTCAATCTTATGTCTTTCTTCCTCTGAATATAGAGTGGACATCAGTTTGTTATAGGCAGACAAATCACCGGGTTCAAGCGGATAATTCAGCTTTTTACTGGCGTAGTCTTCTTTCTTGGTCTCCTGGTTAGAAAATATAAGTTTCTCATCCAACATATGAAAGTGGTCTCTCATCTGCTTCTGACAGTATTTATGCCAAGAGTCAATCATTCCGGACTCAGCGTCCCACATATGCAGAACCTTTATATTAGAGTCGAATTTATGGCGGTTTTCTTCCACATATCTATCTAATTCTCGATCTATCAATTGTAAAGCGACATGTTCGTCCGTAGACCATAGACCGAGTTCCTCAACCCAGATAGCATAAAAATCACCGCCTCGAATCATGAGATCTGAGCTTTTTTTGATGATGAACTTTGGATAGATTTCTATTACACCACGTTTTGTGCTACGTGTTGAAATCATAAGAAAGTCGAGCATTGCATTTTATTCTCCTTTCATGCGTTTAAGCTCCTTTATCTCATTATCAAGGTTTTGGATTTTCTTGTTTTGTTCATAAGTATGGACTTCTAAGGCTATTGCATAGGCCGCTACAACCAAAGCAAATGCTGCAACCGTTCGATTAATTCTTGCCTGATTTCTAAGTGTCGTTTTAATAGCTTTTATCGAATTTTCTGATTTTTTTAGACTCCCGAAAATATAACTGAAAGCCTTACATGGTATTTTTACCATTCTCTTTTCCTCCTTTCATTGAATTATTAATATAGCTTTGAACGGTTTCAAACCTCCAATCTTTTGGAGAGTTGTAAGTAAATATGAATTCTTGTCCGTTGGTTTGTCTAATTCGAATGCTGTTTTTACCATTTTGAAACCAGGCGGCTACATTATTTCCAGCATATAATTCAAAATATAATTCAAACCGTTTATAGATATCATTGTGATTCATTTCATTATCTCCTCCCGTTTTCCAAAACCTCGTCTAAATACCAACACATTTGATACCAGATTTCCACATTTCGTAGATCACTTTTGCAATGTTCAACCGTAAATAATCCACCTTCGCCATTCCGTTTATACTTTCTATCAAGAAATCGCGAAACAACATCTTCGACATAATTCTCATCAAACTTTAAATCATCCATGGAACCCAAACCAAGATTGATAATCATATTCCAAAACCATTGTCCGGTTCTGTTGCCAATATCCGGGTCATCCATAATATGTTCTTCACAACGAATGGCGAGAGATATCATCATTTCCAGAACACTACAAGGTCGGTCGTCGAGGAGCGTAGCAATCATTGGACTATCATACCCTTGCTCATATCCAAAACGATATCGGAGGTCTATCCCATCTTCCGCTCTGTTACCGTCCATTCCGATAATATAAATAAATTCTACATTATGCAGATAAGACAAAAGCTTCCGATAGGATGGCCTCCGGTTATTGCATACGAGTTGGTACATCCATTCAAAATATTTGTTGTTCAACTCGTTCTTAGTCATTTAATCCTCCACCTCATGCGGCCTTCTTTTTATTACGTCCGAATACTTTCTCTGGTCAAGCAGAATTTCGTAGTCGCATTTAAGCCGATCGTTTCTCACAAAGACGGAATCATCCTCGTACTCTCCAAAAGCGTTAAGCGATTCGAATCCGACCGTTTCTTCGATATCCTCTACAAGTTCATCGTCTTCATCGGCAAGAACCTGATCGGCATAATAAGTAAGGCTTATTGTTTCATAATCATCAAACTCTCCAAATTCATCTGGAGAAATAACATAAGGTTTATCATTTATCATATTTTCGTCCACCCCCTCTTCAGAAACATTTGAATCTTCAGAAAGACTATCGGTATTGGAATAATTGGTGTAACCTTGCTTACGAAGTTTCGCCGCATATTCCACAATACTTGGTTTATCTTTTGCTCTTTCTACAATAGTTCTGACATTATTGTTTTCCTCAGATTCATTATCTTTGCTTTTTACTTCTTTCAGCTTAGAGAAAGTTTCTTTTACGGAATCAATCTCTTCTTGAGCAATTCGTTCGTACTTCTTTTTTACGTACTGCCATGTTACAACCGAGCCAACGGCAGCTCCAAAAATAAATATCATAAAACTTGTGATCTTATTATTCATGATTTTTCCCCTTTCGTTTAATATTTAGTTCTGAACACGTTTTCTCTATTTGGTCCGGCACAGAAATATAAATATTCCGATAATTTTTTACAATCATTTTCATACCATTTACGTAGAGTTTCTTTTGCAATCTCGATGTCACTATCGCTTACCGGACGACTTTGTTTCCAATATCCGTTAAATTGACCTTTTGCCGAAACTACCTCAATAACACTTTCACCAAATCGACCATCGGATACCCGGTTAAGAATCACTTCTGCAACAAGGCGTTTATCATTTAATTTGTCGTCATAACATTCTCCAGCTAATGTTTTAGCTATAGCCTCCACTTCTTCGTCAGTAAATGGTTCCGTTTTAACAATCGGTTCTGTTTCAGTAATAGGTTCTGTTTCAACAATCGGTTCCGTTTCAACAATCGATTTAGTTTCAACAATCGATTCCGTTTCAACAATCAGTTCTTCAACATGATAACTTACGTTTGTAGTAGTTTGTGAATTTGTATCATTAATGGTCGAGCTACTACAAGCAGTAAATATAACCATAATGGTCGAAACGAGTGTTATTATTTTGGATGGTTTGCGCATTATATGTCCTCCCTCTTGTTAAATAAAGAAGACTACCCTCCGACCGTTTAAAGCGATCAAAGGGTAGCCAACATTTTTTATTTTAAAACTCGGTCGAGAATAGGCCCGTCCACGTTGAAATCAAGAAGAATAACTTCCTCATAACCATTCACAAAATCACGAGTCTTTTCCTTGTGAAGATTATAAAGCCCGAAGTCTACATAATTATCACCGTTATGATTCGGGTTATCAGGATCGTAAACCCATCCGACAATTTGACCGGCCTTTGTAGGAGGAATGCCAAGACGTTCGTACACTTCATTCAAGAACAAATAACCCCTCGCTTTGAGCCGATCGTTGGCATAATTCTGTTCCGCTTTAAGAAACATGAGATTATATTCTGCATTATTTTCCCATGCAGGAGAACTGGAATCAAAGAATTTTGCATAATCGCTGTAGCCGGGAATTTCAGCAACCTGAATAGTTTCTTTTACTTTCTTTTCTTTTCCGTCTTCTCCAACAACGGTCTTCTCAATCTTTTTAGCCTTGATATTGTAACGAAGTTCCTTATCAACCTGCTCTCCAAAACGTTCAATAACACGATCGCGGTATTCTTTGAAAGTTCTATCAACTGTAGCATAGGCTGCGGCAAGAGCTACATTACGCTTACGAAGAATATTGTTGGACGCAAGGATGCTGGCAATAGACAATGTTCCAAGAGCTACTGCCGGGGCATAAAGCTTAGCAAGTTTAAGTCCCGTCTGAATATAAACGATAGCTAAATCTTTTTTAGCATCTTCGGGAGTATACTGGTCAGCCATAGCTTCATTTGCTTGACAATCATGGATGGAATCAATTGTGTTCTTACTATTTTCGAGAATTTCACTGACCTTAGTAGTAGCCTTACAAGCCATAACAGCACTCACGACTGTACCAACAACACCAGCCACCACAAGAATTTCAGGACTATGCTTTTTAAGTTGTAAGCTCATTTTATTAAAAGAAGAGCTTACGGTTTTAACAAGTTCTTTTTTCATAATTAAACATTCTCCTTTTCATATGTAGTATTAATACGATTTTTTGACGCTATTTCAGCTCCACACGCGGCATATCCGGCTAAATCAACAAAACTGTCTTCAGTCGCTGTTCCCGTACGAATTCTGGCAATTTTAAGCAGAGCCATCATCATAGCCACGTCGTTAGCTGAAAAATCTACATCCTTATATGCCGACCACAGTTTTGCTATGGTCATAAAGTTATCTTCGGGCGAACCATATTCGTTTTCGCGCTGTCCGCATACACACTGCTTGGCCTTATCCAAAGTTTCAGCTCGTGTCATTCTATTAATCCTCCTTCAAGTATTTGTAATACTCAGATTCTGTTGTAAATAATATCCAACATCCGAATACGAGTTCCATATAACCGTATGATGTTAAATATCCATTCATATAAAAGCCCTCCTAATTTATAGGAAGTGCCCTTGGCAAATTCAGAACATATCCATCTCTTACCCGAATTACTTTACAACCACTAATATCTGTCCAACCGTATTTGTTGGCGGCATAGTTGTCCATAGATACATTGGCTAAATCATAAAGATCCATAATACTAACGACGCCATATTGGGAAATTATCTCATTCATAGCATCGAGAACCGCTTCGGCATCTCCACGGGTTGGAAAAATAAGTTCATCGTAATCAAACCCATTTCTTACAGAAGAAGTGATGTAATTGCGTCTTTGCTCATCTATTCTATCGTAGTATCGTTGATATGAAACTTTTGAAGCGGTTGAATATTTGTTTCTCGTTCTGCCTGTTTCTCCATATAGAATCATATCGACTCCGTTTGTAACAATATCCAAAATTGCTTTCTTAATTGCTGGAACAAGAACATCCAGTAAAATATAAGATTTTACATTGCTAATATCTTCTGATATGAAAATATCCGCAAACTTTTGAATATTGCTTTTTTTCTTAGGTTTTACAGTTCCGGAAACGACTTTTTCTACTTTCCTCTCTGGTATCTGTTCTTCTTTTGATTTATGGGAGTTTGTCTTATACTCGTCCATTCTGGTGCTCCTTTCATTGACTTATCCTGATAAAATAAAAGGGAAAGCACCTTGTTAAAGGTACTCTCCCTTAAAGAAGTCTATTTCCTATTCAGTTGTTTTTCGTCGGATTCCTCGAACTCATCGTCTTCGAGGTCAATAGATTCTCCGTCGATCTCTTGCTGCTCTTTCTTGGCTTTGATTTTAGCCACAATCGGTTTAACCACATACTTATAAGCAATTACGCTTCCAAGTGCGGCCAATCCGACACCTGCCGCCACCTTAAAAACCTTTCCAGAACCCGCTGTTGCGATTTCCTCAGTTGTTTCTTGGAGTTCTCTAATCTTCTCTTCTAGGACACTAATGTACTCCTGAATATCACGGATATTATTAGTATGCGGGTTTGGTTCCCCGCCGTTGTATCCGAGTTCCCAAATATGTTCATTAGAAATCGTAGCTTTGGATTCATCAATCTCTTTCTCGTACAGATGGATTAGCCAATTTTTTACTGTTTCACTCATGTTTTTCTCTCCTTTACCGGCTGCAATCTTAAAACCTTTACCAGCTCCAGAAGTAGCAATCTCCGTTGCCTCCATAACCTCTTCGTTTACCATGATTTCGTTGTTATCCATCGTTATTTCTCCTTTCAAAATATAAAAAATTTAATTGGCTTCTTTCCATTAAAGACTTTGTTTTTTTCGCGTACCAACATTACCTGTTATACTCATATCTAGGAGCAACTTGATAATCGATAACAAGGCATGGAGTTCCATCGTCCGTTAACTGTGAACTAAAATTTAGTTTGATATAACCGCGATCGATGTTCCATCCAAGATCATCACCAATACTTATAGGATTAAGTCCGATTTCATAATAAAACTCGTTAAGTGAAATATACATTTCGTCTATCATTCGTCGATTAAGCTCGTTCTCAGCTTTTTTTAATTTATCTATATCAGATTTGAAATATCGACCTGAAATCGCATCATAACAGAGAGTATTACCTTTTTCAGTAATGATGACTTCTCGACTACTAACCGGATTTTTATCAATTCTATCCTTAGCGATTGCGTCCCTCACGGTCTGCTCCTTTTTTTCACCGATCGTCTCTATGACTTTTTCCTGGTACTCTTTGAGAGCTGATTCTGAAAGAGTGTAGGCTGTAGCAAGAGCCGCATTTCTTCTAGCATTTACGGAGCTTGCCCCAATCAGGCATATTACGGATAAACCTCCGGTTATAGCGGCAGGAATATAACATGTCCAGGTCGTTTTGATAATATCTAGCGGTTTGAGTTTTTCAATATTTTGTCTATCTTTTTCTTCCTCAATTAGTTTGATAGCTTTTGGTGTTGCTCTAACTGCCATTACAGTTGAGGTAATCATTCCAGCGATTCCGATACCGGTAAGAATCTCCGGACTATGTTTTTTCATTGCCGTCCGTACATCTTTGACAATGTTAGATAGGTTTAATTTACCCATATTTTTTTCTCCTTTCAAATAATCACATTAATAAAAATCGAATAGTTTCTGCCACATCTATGGCAAATATAAACTTCTGTTTTTGCTCTTTGGCTAAATGAGCAAAG